GCCGTGCCGAGTGACGCTCCGACGCATTCTCAACCTGACCGAGTTTGCTGCCACCACGACCACACCGATTGCAAGCGACCCCGAATTCCTGTTCAACGGTCCCATTGACCCCGACCCTGTTGACCCAGGCTATGAACCACCCGTAAACCCCGAACTACCCTCCGAAGGATAACCATGGCAGATGTAACTAAAGAAATTGCCCTCAAAGTAGTCGCCACCGATGCGACAGGGCCAGCACTTCAATCGCTTGAAGACAAACTCAACGCCGCCAAAAAGCGGATGGTTGAACTCGCTGCGGCGGGCAAGCAGAACACCGAAGAGTTCCAACGCCTGCAAGTTGAGGCGGGTAATTACAAGCGAACCATTGAGGGCGTTGAGCAGTCCGTGGATTCTTTTGCAAAGGGTGGAAGCAAAGCGTTCACCTTAATCGTGGAAGCCTCCCAAGCGGTTGCGGCAGGTTTTGCGATTGCCCAAGGTGCAGCGGCTTTGTTCGGTGACGAGAACGAGGACTTGCAGAAGGCAATGGTTCAAGTCCAAGGGGCGATGGCCTTGGTCAATGGGGTGCAGCAAATCAACATCCTACTGACCCAAAAATCCGTTATCACAACCGAAGCAGCGGCAGCGGCTCAACGCCTTTATGCCTTTACTCTTGGTCAAAGTACTGTTGCTCTCCGTTTATTTCGCACGGCATTGGTTGCAACAGGTATTGGAGCGGCAACAGTTGCGATTGGTTTGCTGGTTGAAAATTGGAGCAAACTCGTCAAAGTCGTTAAGGATTTTCTTGGAATAGAAACGAAGGACTTGAATGCGCTTGCTGAAAACGCACAAAGGCAACTTGAGTTGGCCGAAGCGAGGGGTGAATCCGAAGCAAAGTTGCAAAAACTATTGATGGCCTCCTATGACGCAAGGATTGCAGCGGCAGAAGATGAGGAAGAAAAAACGCAATTGCGTCATGAAAAAGAGGTTGCACGGATACAATACGAAACAAAACTTCGTACTGACTCAGCGGCCAAGAGAAAAGAGATAAATAATGAACTCAAGTCAATGGACAAGGCTGCCTTGGATGCGGATGCAGCCCTTCGTATGGCTAAAATTGGAAGGATTAACGATGAACTCCAAAGGGAACGAGCGTTAAGGGATGAGCGTCTTGCGATTTTGCGAGAAGAAAAAGCGACAAGGGAGGCTGAATTAAAAAAGCAATTCACGAACGAAGATGATTTCGCCAAGGCTTATACCCTTTTAAGCGAAGAGATGCGGGCGAAAGAGCAAACCATAGCAGAAGAGTCGTCGCAAAAAATCATTGAAATTCAAAACAGTAGAAGGCAGAAAGAATTGCAAATGGCATCCCAAGCGATTGCATCTCTTGGCGATTTGCTGACTGCTGGTCTTGGTCAGTCAGAAAAAGACCAACGCAAAGCCTTTGAGATAAACAAAAAGTCAAGCATTGCTCAAGCCTTGATAAACACCTACCAAGCAGTAACCGCAGCCCTTACCGCTGGAGGCAACCCAATCAAAATTGCAACAGGAGCGCAGTTTATTGATGCTGGTATTGCCCTTGCCGCTGGTCTTGCAAATGTCGTCAAAATAAGCAAGACCCAATTCCAAGGAGGTGCAGGAGGCGGTGGTGGTTCAGTTCCATCGCCTGCCGCTGGAGGAGCAAGCATAACGCCGCCCCCGACTTTCTCTAATCCCCAAACCACGATGCTCGGAACGGATGGGGCTGCAATGAACGGCCAAGGCCAAGGCTCACAACCCATGCGGGCCTATGTGGTTGAGCGTGACATCCAGCAGACGACTAGCAGGGTGCGCCGCTTGTCCGAATTTGCAACATTAGGCTAACCGCTACATATCCCACCATGGAACTTCCCGTGTACCGAATGACCGTGGACGAAGTGGACGAAGGCGTGCAGTTTGTCGCCCTCGTTGATATGCCCGCTATCGAAAAACCCTTCCAAGCCTTTGCTAAGACCCCGCAACGCTTCGCTGAAACGGGGGAACGCAGGGTGCTGACTGGACCGCTCATGCTTGCCGATACGCCCATCTACCGGAAGGACGACACCTATGGCGAGTACTATGTCGTATTCGACAAAGCGACCATCCGCAAGATTGTCCAAAAGTACTTCAAGCAAGGCAATCAGCACAATGTGAACGCTTACCACAATGCCGAACTGGATGGGGTGTTCATGTTCGAGAGTTACATCACCGACACCGATCGTGGCATCCTTCCCCCCAAGGGCTACGAGGACACCCCCGACGGCTCTTGGTTCGGCTCCTTCAAGGTTGAGAACGACGAAGTTTGGGAGAACCGCCACGCCTTCAAGGGTTTCTCCGTGGAGGGCTTGTTCGGCATGAAGAACACAGGAACCGAACTGGAGGTCGCACTCGCTGGCCTCGCAGACGATTTGACCAACTTTTTGCAACATATCCAACCAAACTACAAATCCCAATAACATGAACTTAAAATCAGCCATTGACACTTTGCGGACTGAACTCCGCAAGTTCACAACCCAAAAGCAAGCCTTCGCCGACTACAAGTTGGTAGATGGTACTGTTGTCCGAGTGGACGGCGACCTCGTTGCAGGTACTGCCGTGTATGTCATCACCGAAGACGAAACCCTGCCTGCTCCCGATGGTGAGCATCAAGTGGAAGGCGTTGGTGTCATCAAAACCGAGGGTGGCAAAATCACCGAAGTTGTCGTAGCCGAAGCCCCAGCACCTGCCGAAGAAGTCGCCGTTGCCGCTGAAATCACCCCCGAAGTTGCGGGTGAAGTGGTCAGCGAAATCGCCGAAGGATACCCGATGGTGGACCCATTGATGGTTGAAGAAATCGTCAAGAAGCACCTCGTAAGCATCATGGAGGAACTCAAAGCCGCCTACACCGAGATGGGCAAGATGAAGGAGAAAATGTCCGCATTTGCAAGCCAAATGGAAACCATGACCGATATTGTCGAGAAAGTCGCAGAACTCCCAACCGAATCCGTGAAGCCAACCGCCTCCGCTATCGTGGAGCAACGCAAGGCCGCTGCCCAGCAGAACTTCAACGCACTCGCACAAGCAATTCAATCACTCAAAAAATCTAAATAAACTTTAACCCCCAAAAACAAAGCCATGGCTTATTCATTCGTTTCCCCGCTGACTACTTACACCGAGCAGCAGCGGCTCCCCCTCATCACCAAGGCCGTATTCTCGGCCCGCACCGCATCTTTGTTCACCAAGCAGGTGGGCATCAAGTCGGCTGCTACCCTCAACCTCATGGACACCGATGCTGCCTTCCAATCAGGAACGGCTTGCGGATGGAATGTCGCAGGTGCTGCATCAGGAAACACAACCTTCACGCAGCGTACCATCACCGTTGCTCCCTTGAAAATCCAAGAGGCTCTTTGCCCTCGCTCACTTGAGCAGTACTGGATGCAGTCCCAGTTGACCGCTGGTTCAACTTACGACGGCGTGCCATTCGAGCAAGCATTCGCCGAGCAGAAAGCCCTCCGCATCGCCGAGGCTTTGGAGAACGCCATTTGGTCAGGTTCTACCTTGGTCACAGGTTTGCTGACTATCCTCAACGCTGCGTCGGGTTCAACCGTATCGGGGAACACCGCTGCCGTGTCTGCCTCGGTTGGTATCACCACAAACAATGTTATCAGCATCTTTGACAACATCTACACCCGCATCCCGCAGGCCATCCTCACCAAGAATGATTTGGTTATCTTCTGCGGTTGGGACACTTTCCGCACCTTGATTGGAGCGTTCAAGTCAACCGCCAGCGTCATGTACAACCAAGTTGACCTCCAAGGGTTGGCCGATGGTGACATCATCTACCCTGGTACCAATGTCCGTGTAGTTGCAGTCCCAGGCTTGCTTGGCTACAACCGCATGGTTTGTTCTTACCTCGGTAACTTCTTCTACGGCACCGACCTTTTGTCCGACGAGGAGCAGTTTTCCATCTGGCCCTCAATCGATAACGACGAAATACGCTTTCAGTGTGCCCTAAAAATTGGAGTGAACATAGCGTATCCAGACCTCGTTGTTGACTGGAGATTGGCCTAAGTGTAAGGGGGGAGGGAAACTTCCCCCCGCTTTTTTAGTATAACATAACCCTCTAAAAATACACTATGTCTTGCTCCCT